CCCCGGTAAAGCGCGATGAACCAAAAAAAAGCCCCGCTTTTTAAGGCGAGGCTTGGTATCTTTGGAGAATTTAGCGCATATTTGTGAACTTGTTAACCCTGCTTAGGCCCTAGATTTTGACTCCATTCTTCAAGGGTTTCCTCTTTTATCGCTGGATAACGATCTTCAAACTGTTGATATATATGAGAAATCATACTCATGCAGCGTTCCATTACTTCTTGAGCGTGGGCTGTAAGTTCATCTGGAGAAAAGCCAGAAACAGCTTCGCAGTCCAAAGTGGCTCCCATGCTAACGTTCGTTAAATATTCGTCACTGATGTTAATTCCCCGTCGTTGAAGAATTTTCACAAACTCATAAGACTGAGTAACCTTGCTCATAATCGAAAACAAGTAAAAAGTTGCATCGCTAGTGGACTTCCCACCAGATAGCCAGTAGGTGCAACTAAAATCAGAAATCTCGTTTAATATCTTAATCAAATGGTCTATTGCTGATTTACTTTCTGAACGAGTGGCCAGCTTCTTTGCATTGAAGTATACGACCTGCCAGCCGATAAAAACGAGCACCAGCCCCACTGAACTTATGACCCAAGCATATTCAGACATTGTTTGCATCAACCTTACCTGACTTTTCCGACCTCTGGTTTGGCATTTTCAACAAATTTCTTGATTTGCTGCTCATAGATTGGGAGCGGACTCTTGATTCGCAGATTTCTCATGATACGTTCTTTTGATAGCCCTTCTTTTCTTACTAGGCCACCAAAGGCTTCTTCCAAAAACGAAGAGCCTATACCTAATGATATTCCAGAAAAATCAATCTCAACATCCTGTTCTTTTCCCTGAAAAGCAGGTACTAAATACTCCTTTCTAAACCTTTCTGCACTATTGGGGCTATCCGAAGCAAAACGGCCAAAAGGAGTCTTAGAAAACTTTTCAGCAATCAAAATCTTAATCATCATGCCTTCCTCCTAGTTACTAGACTCCACTCAATGAGTGTACCTGGTATATATTCTTTTAAATGATAGCACAGCGGCTCCGTAGTCGCAGACGTATAGTAATACTGTGAGTTTCCACTAAGTACAAGTAAAGTCTCATTTTCGGTACAACCTTGACCTACTGGCCGCTTTATGTCTTCTGAGCCATTACCTCTACCTGCACCATCATATTTCGATCTACCACAACTTAGTGCTTCTCTGACTAAAGAAGTTTCATTTATACCATGATCATGGCTTCCTTCTTTTAAAGAAGTATAAGATTTAGCAATCCCAATCCCTAAGTCACAGATAATGAACACCGCTTTTCCCTCTTCAGGGTCATACCAAGAACATTGCCACCACCTCTTTCCTCCGAGGCGTACTAGCTGTTCGGTAAAATCACTACGCCCCACTGTCTCATACGCATGGTGAGACACATTCAACATAGCCTCTCCGATTCCCATGGAAAGAAGATACAACTGCTCCTTAGTAAAATTGGCAGTTTTACTCAAAAAATCCAGAGTTGTAACTGTATGCTTGTCAGGGTCTACCGATGATTGGAAAAAAACTTTTTCTGAAGTTAACTCATCTAACTTTTCAAGGGTGTTAGAGAGCAGCGCTCTCGCTAAACCTGTCCTGACAATATATCGGTGCCCTTTCTCATTATTACTCTTTTTAGGAAACAAAAATCTGATTTCATTGTTTATCTGAGTAAGAAAATAAGCCCGATTGATAATAGCAAAAAATAGCAAGGACGCAGCAGCACTTGCATAACCAACACCAGATAAGTCTATGATTATACTTTCTTTTTTTATAACAAACAATGTTTCCACACCATTGAGAAAATCTAAGGTTTTTGATCGCCAATTGATATCATGAATGCATATGCGCTCAGGGGCTGTAACAGTTCTCATTATTTTGACACTCGTATGTTGGTATCTTCCATGATACTTATCATTTCGTGCTCTTCAACTACATTACTTGGTTATCATTCATTAACTGTCCGCAACTGGTTAGCTACAGCAGTATCAGCCGACGCCTTCGATCCTTTCGTATACAGCAAATACTTGGCATCCAATTGTTCAGCGCTCAATGAGGTGACTGGCACCCCCATAGCGATAGCTTTCTGAGCAAATGCAACCTTGCCCTGATCGCCAGCAGCCCATTGAGTTAGTTGCGCGTCAACCTGAGGATTGCCCGCTGCTGGTGACGCAGTTATCCCAAACGCCGCATCTAACTGCCTTCGCGCTTGAGCAAATTGCGCACGAATCGTCTTCTCATTTTCTGGATTTGCAGAAATCGCTTTCGATTCTTCAATAATCAATTTGGCTGCCTGAGCGCGATGATCTTTTGCTTCTTCACGTACTGCCGTCTTATCTGGCGGATTAACTATGCTGTTCATAAATTGAGCCAATCGTGGATCATTTGCGGCACCTACCATCTGGCTGTAGCCGCGAAAACGTTTATACAGGCTTTCAACTGGAATTACCGCAACACCATCGTCACGCTCATCCGACGAGCCATTTTTTGTCATTGGCTTCATTGCTGTCGAGCCATCGCCGTATGTTATTTTCAACGTTGGGATGATGCCTTTTTGATCTTCCGTTAACCCCCAGTGAGCCAACTCTTTATTTTTAATTACCTTGCCTGTCTGAGGATCGGTTTCGCCAACATTTCGTTGAATCAAATCCGAAAGAACCGTATTACCGACACGAATTACCGCTGGGTCATCATAATCTATGGAGCCATCATTGACTTTTGGCATAAGCATGCTGATATCCCTGACAGTCTGGATTTTATCTGGACCAAACAACCGTTTCGGACTCAGCGGATTATCGTCAGATATCATATTCATAAGACGCAAGGATTCATCATCATAAATGCCAGCACCAAGGCGATCCCATGCAGCTTTAGCTGTAGGCGTTTCAGAGTCTAAACGATCCTTCCGCTTCTGCTCATTTACCTGAAAATCAAACCGCTGCTGCGCAAGGTTGTTACTCTGCGCTTGCAGGGCGTATGAGCGATCGGCGTTTTTCGCATTCAGTGCGTGACTTAACCCCCATTGCTCATCGGTAACTTTATCCCGCCCAACTTGACGCTGATAATCACGTAAACCAGTTTCTTTACCGTAATCAAACTGCGCTTGCGCCAGCCCAAATCGCCGATCATCGTTCTTCTGTTGTTGGTCTACCATTAGCCGCCGCAGCTCCGATTCTTCCCGGCGCTGTAACGCATTGTCCATCGTATTGAATCCGGCAAGAAAGCCATCTGCAAGTCCTCTTACATCTGCCATAGCGCCCCCTAATTATGAAAATAATGAACCCGCGACTAAACCCACCGCCGCGCCAATCCCCGCACCGATTGGCCCCCCCCATGCACCGTAAGAGGCCCCCATCGCAGCGCCACCCATAGCCCCCATACCCGCCATCGTCCCTTTCATCTGATTAGCAGCCATTTTCTGCTGAGACTTGAGCTGTTCATTGGACGCCTCTCGCTGCTGCTCCATTTCTGCCGCCTGCTGCATACCCTGTAAGCCTTGCTGACGCGTCTGTGCAGCAATATCAATTAAGCCGTACCCCATTATGTTTCGCTCCCGATTTTGAGAAGATCGCGCAGCCCAGTAGAACCGCCAGTTAATATGCTCATCTGCCGATCCGTTTCTGCATCACGAATACCGTTTTTCGCCCCTGCGGCAGCGAGTGCAGACTTAAGCCCTAGACTGTTATCACTTTGATTTGTTTGTTGAGTTGCCCCATAACGCGCCTGCTGATTAGCTGAACCCACCATTGCTGTATTCAACGTCTGTTGCTGCGTCGCATCTGCCCGCGCTAATTGGTTATTCATCAGTTGGCCACTGGTTGATAAATCCATCAGGCCTTGTAGCTTTGGAAAGTATCGCTGCTGCCAGTCGGCGTACTGCTTACGCGTAACGTCGGCAAAGGTATCCGATGCGTATCCCACTTTTTACCCCCCCGTATTTCTGAAGTTCGTGCTCATAAATGGCGTATCAGACACACCAAATACACCGCTGGAACTGCCGCCTGTTGGCGTTGGCGTGCTCTTCGGCAAGCTGGATAACCCCTTGCTTACTAAAGCACCACCCACCGTGCTGATCAGTCCTTTGCTAGCCTGCTGTTTGGAAAGGGAATTCTGTGCATCCGAAATCGCTTTCTGCTGTGACGCCGCAGCAATACCCTGATAGCCCTGCAATGCTTCCGCTTTTTGCCCCGCCCCCATTGCTTGAACATCCTGTAACCCAGCGACATGCTTATTTTGCTGGTCGGTCTGAGAGCGGTTCGTCGCATCAATCGTGCCTGTCACCTGGTCGGTCGCGATATCTTTCAACCCACCTTGGAATTTACCGCTGCTGGGATCGACACCTGCCGATGCAAGACCATCGGCCGCTTGCCGCCTGACCTGACCGAACGCCTGCTGGTAACCGAGATTGACATCACCAGCAATGCCGTCGTATTTCTGCTGATCGTTAAGCTCCTCCACCTTATTCATGAATATGTTTTCATAGGGCTTCAACTCGCCTTGATAAAGATCCCACTGTTGCCGCGCAACATCCGCCGCTGCATGCTGTTGGGATGTCTCCTTAATTTCATTGCTACCTTTACTGCCACCCACTCTTCACCTCACACCAGTATTTTGAATGTCATGAACCCGTCTTCATTGGGTAATCGCTCAAAACCGGATTTTGCAGCAATCCGAATGAAGCCTTTTCTTGCCGTATTAAATTCAGCCCACCGCCCCCCAACCATGCGAGTTAACACCTTCACCTCATCCAGATAACGCGCGATGCTATCCGGCTCAGTGCTAACCGCCAGCCAGACAAAAACATAAGGAATACCGTTCCGTGATTTTGGCACTAACACGATTCGCCCATTTTCCGAACCAAAGCAAAACGCCTGCTTTTTACGGCAGGCGTTTTGAATTCGAATAATTAAATCCGGCTCGCCGACATCTTCGGCGACACGATTCATTATTTTTTCCATAAGCAATGATATTCAGGCTCGGCTACGAGAACGCGCTAGAATTCTTTCGTGAAAATATGAACAAAATACCATCGGCACTGCAATTTGCATCGCCACTAGTTCGCACCTGAATAAGGACATTTGATGAACCGGCGGGAATTTCAGCAGAAAAGGATTTAACATAGCTAGCGGATACATCCGTGGGGGTTACTGTTCCAATAAAGTCCCGCCCCACGCTGCCTGACAACGTAGATACAACCCGTCCATTAATTAGGAGCTCTAAATATCCGAATGTACGCTTATTTGATTTCCCTGTCAGAGTCATACTAATCGCTGCGGATGAAATAACCATTACTTGGTTTTGACCCCCTCTATATCTAAACGATATGGTCTGTTGACTCCCGATTGGGGGGACCTGATAAACCTGAACAACATCCCCTTCTATCTTGTTTGCATAAACAGTACCTTCAAATCTGCCATCTGTTGCGTAGACCGTGCCTCGGAATTCACCATCGGTAGCTCGTACAGTCCCCCTAAATTCGCCATCCGTCGCATAAACGCTTCCTCGAAACTCCCCATCAGTTGCATGCACTGTGCCGCGAAAACTTCCGTCTGTCGCATTGACGCTTCCTGAGAACGAACCTGACGTAGCAACTACCCGTCCCTCAATATTTGCATTCGTCGCCGTCATATTACCGTTCTGATCGACGGTGAAATTACCACTCTCAATCCGAGCCGTTTTTATATACGGAGAAACTATTTCAATCCCCGCCTTCACACTGTCTGCAATAATGGTTTGCGCCGCTAATATTTTGATCACTGCATCTTTGGCGATCAATTCCTCAATAACCACTTTGCCATCCACAACAGCAAAGGGAATCGCATAGGTAGTTTTATCGTTGGGGTTATTAGGATCAAAGATAAAGAACTGATTGGCTGATACCGCAACCTGACTAATGGTATTTCCACTTGAATCCTGACCAGCCACAATACCAATCCCTGCCGTCACATCTCCTGCTTGTGCTTTCGCGCTCCACATTGCCCGATATGACGCTGAGCCATTTTTATCCATTTCAGTGATGGCTTTTGCATTTGTCTGCACCGCTGCATTGTTTTCTCTCGTTGCAGCCTCTACTTTTTCAACACGCTCTGCTGATGATGAAAACTGCTCAGATACCGACTGCGATAATTCCCTGACTGCTGACGCATTGGTTTGTGATGACGTTTCAACATCGGTTACCCGCTTTGCCATTGCACTGTTTTGATTACTAACAGACTCAGATAACGTTTTTACGTTTGAATCAACCGTACCAATATTTTTGGTATTTGTTTCAAGCTTCTCCGTCAGATCGGCAATCAGTGGCGACGTATTCAGTTGCTCCTTAATCACCTCAATGATGGCCGCCGGATCAGGATGCGTTTGTGCATACGTGCCTTTTGAATCATTGAATGCTCCCGGATCACCCAGCGCATTAACGTGTCGTACCCAGTAGTACCCTTTCCAGTCTGGATCAACCGGGTCACCGTAAACCCCCGCAGCAGAGCTGGCAATCAACACCGCATTTGCCAGATTATCTTCAGGCGAACGATAGATTTCCGTCAGCGACCGTCCGCGATAATTAGGCATATCCCACTCAAGCAGCACGTAAGCAAACCCGCCCGTCGCTTTAAAATTGGTGGGTTTGGTTGGCTTCTGTACACCACCGCCAGAGTTAGCTCCCCCCGAACCATTACCAGGCGTCAAAGTAACCTTTCCGCCCCCGAGCTGACGTAAATTAGCCAGACCAAGGGTCGCCAAGTCACCATACGTCACCGCGCGATTGCGCCCGTCACCACGTTGGCCGGTCAGCGTTTCAACGTTCTCTAAAACCGCCGACTGGTCTTTGCCCGCTCTAAACTTTGCCGTCATGCTGTCATTTCCTGCATCGATGTAGCTAACGTAATTCTGTCTACCTGCACGCTGCCGTAGACTTCAACCTGCCAGCGTTTACCGCGAATGGGAGGCAGCTTAACTAAAGAATCTCGCAGGCTGCCCGGCGGCAAATGCAACGCTGAGCGACCATCAACATGCAGAATGACGCCGACGTGCGATAACGCATTGCTCATGACTCGCAGGCAGGAAAAGGCCGTATGCGCCGGAGCCAGATATTGCTTCGAGCGCCAGCGCATATTCAGGTTGAAAGCGCCATCGTTGAACGTATATAGCTGCCGCCCTTTCACGATATAGAGCGTGTCACCCGCCGGATCGTTATAGGCTGTATCAAACGATGTCGTGATGTGGCGAATACCCATGCTGGCAGGATCGAAAATAAACCCAGCCACCCCGTTATCTGTGTCATACAGAGCTAGATATTCGTTTTCCACACGCCAGGCTCGGATCGTTGTCGGGTTGAAATCTTTCCGCCACTGCTTAGCCTCAACGATATTTGCTGTAGCAATCGTCGCCGCACCATCAGCACTGATAGAAACAAGGCCATTCGGCGAGGCATACAACGCGAAACCATCCATCGTTACCATTGAGTGGCGTGAGACGCAGGACAGCGCGATCAGGGAATGCGTTGACGTGATATTCGACGGTGTGATACCTGAAAAAATATAAGGGATACCTTTCGTGCCAACAACCAGCGTTGTGCCTACTGGCGCGATCGCCACAACATCATCCTGCGTGGTCTGCTTGTTGCTGTCTTTCCATGCGTAAGGCAAATAGGCTTCACTGAACATCACCTGATTGCCTTTAAACCCAGCAGCAATGCCGTTAGACATCATGCACAAACCGCTCATACCATCCGGCGGCATGTAATAATCGTAAGTCTCCAGTGAAGCGCTAAGCTGAGCATTTGACAGGTCGTCAACAAATACGCCGACGGCAATATCCAGTTCAGCCACCAATAAGAAATCCGCCGCCTGACTACTGGTCGCCGATCGATAAATCCGGCGTTTGGTGATGTTGTTGTTCTGCTGTCCGGGTGGTTGCAGATTTAGTTCCACCGAACTCCCAGAATACTTTATCGTCAGCTCCGCAGAGGCTGGCGCCGGCGGCCCCTCTTCACCATATGCCGTAACGTAGGTTTCAGTGTAGAAGCGGGTTTCATCATCGGTAGGATCATCTTCTTTAACGTCAGCCGGCGGTGTGATGGTGCCAATAACGATCGGGTTCGCCGGAACCGGAACACCAAGACGGAAAGATGCCGAGGGATAATTGCCGTTACCGCCCGTCGCAATCTGTGCAGATGTGACCTTCGGGAATTCATCGTCAGTGTAATAAACACGTCCATAGTCATCATTGGCGACCGGACTGCGGATCGCATCAACAATTTTGTTCCAGGCAAACCAGAAATTATCGCGATAGTGGAAGATGGTTTTGGGTTTGAAGGCAAATGCCTTGCCCTGATCGGTATCATCCAGCATAGGAGTGATAACGCCATGCCGAAAGTGGCAACTCTCCGCCACCGTGGCGTTAGATTCAGGCAAAAGGTGTTCAACAATGCGTGGCATCATTCCGCGCATTGTAGTGATATCGATGGTCGCCATAATGATCCTGAGACAGAAAACAAAAAAGCCCCGCTTTTTAAGGCGAGGCTTGGTATCTTTGGGGAATTTAGCGCGTATCTTTCACCTACGCAATTTAAAAGGATTGAATATGCACACCATTGATTATCACGGAACGACAATCTGCGTACTTGATGAGCATGACATGCTGACAGACTGCCCGATTGGAGCATATGCAGTGATAGAAGATTCAGGGTTTTATGTCGCAGTACACATCGGCGAAACTGATGCACCAGCGATTCACACAGATCCAGTAGAAACGCTGGAGAGTGCACTCGATATCATTGCTGAGCAATTATCGTTTTTTGCGTGATCAGGTAGGTGAGACGCTATTGCAGTAAACGTTGCTGTGGCTGATTGCTCGGGTGGCTGGCGCATGTTGCCTTTCGTCGCGTGAAGGCATATTGACACGAACTTGAATGAATAAGCCGCGCGGTACGTCTATAGGGTCGTCGTTTCCGTAGCCCTCTATTTCATTGCGTGCAAATGAAATGGCGTCGGGGTGAGGACGATGATACGTGCGAACAATAACAGAGCCGTCTGATTCAACGCTGAAATCGTTCCACGTTAGCTCTAGCCCATTCCGGCATTTCGGATTGCTCACGCCGCCGTCTATGCCGTTCCATGCCGCATCAGGATGCATACCTTGGCATCCGGTAATTTTGTAGACACCCTCGCTCAATCTCTCAACATCAACGCCAGCGGCTTCATCTGTAGTAGTAAAGGAGCCATCCGCATAAATATTGATAACTGGGGATGCAGTTTTTAAGAATCCGTTTGCATCAATTGTAGTATTACCGCTGTGTTTTAAATGAACTGCGGGAATGAATGTGCCGTCTACTGTTTTCTCTAGAACAAATTCATTGAAATTTCCCTGCGTCATTGCATTATCGACAAGGGCCCATCCCCAGCTAGTTGAATCAGAGCCTGGTTCACCGCCACGGTGTCTGACGCTCAGAAACGCGCGCCACACACCTGCAATCGTACACGACCCCGCTGCCTGCTCATTAGCCAGCGCAGCTGCAAACTGCCCGCCGTCGCTGTATGCCGCAGCGACGGCATTTCTCATGAAGCCTAATGAACCACCCGCGAATGTAACGTTAGATGCGTCAAATCGCACTGAACCATCCGGCGATAGATGCATACCAGCGTTGCCCACATAATTACTAAATGACACCGTTTTATTATTATTGCTGCCCCTACCGATATACCAACTATTTGACAGATCCGCATCTTGCGCAAATATGTAACTGGCGTTACCGAGCGTTGCCGCTTTTATATTAAATGCGCTATTGTCTTTGTGAAATGTCTTTAATTCTGTTATGTCCTGCGTTGTATTTGTGCTTGCTAATTCCGTCCAAGGCCATGACCAGTCTCCAGCAGATATCGCCTGCTGGTAAAACATACGACCGCCTGTTATAGCCGTTCTGTTCAACGCCTCAATTCCACTCGCATCCTGCCATTGAGCGTTGATAGTTAGTGCCGTATGGACCCCAGGCAGTGATAGAGATGCAGAGTTAACAAGTCCTGTAGCAAAACCTCTACCGAAAAGTGACTCAGGGTTCCCTGAAATTTTGCCATCTCTTGCATCCAGAAACTTACCCACTCCATCTTTGCCGTCCCAGGACGTTACCCACCCTCGCCATATACCAGCGTCTAGTATCGTCTCGGCTGAGTAGTATGGAATGTTATATGACGTGAAACGCAGAGTCCCATAAATACCATCAAGGCCCTGTATCCACTCATATTTACCTGAATCCAATCCGTTCGGCCCCACAGGCCCATTAATAAAACCGCCAGAGGTGGCCGAATATATACCTGACGGTTTCGGTGTGGCGAAATAACTAAGAATATCTGTCCCGCCTGGGATATCAACTGCTCGCCCTCCCCACCCAAATTCCCCCCGTAGCATCGCATTACTCAGTCCGATATTTGCACGAAACGCTGATTTGTCAGCAATATCTACACCGTTCGCCGATCTTTTCATTGTGTCAGCCAGCACGGCCTGAGCATTTCCCGCCGCTACCTCAGCCGCATTTTTGGCGATAACAGCTTCATTGGCTGAATTGCCAGATGCATTTGATGAAGCAGCAGCCGATGCGCTGGCTTGCTGTGCCTGTGCTGCCGCCGCACTGAGGCTTTGGGCATACTGTGCCGCCTCATTTCTGGCGGTAATGGCATCACGCATGGCGGTTGTCGCGCTGTTATTCAGCGTCTGCATCGTCGCCAACTTCGCGGCAACGTCCGTCTGAATCTCACGAAAATAGACAATAATCGCTGGCGTAACAGCCTGCTCCATCGCGGCCAGTTTTAATAGTTCGTTGATCGTCGCTGGCGTCGATTTCTCATTAATAGAAACGGAACCATAGACCGAGTTGTAACCATCACTCTGGATTGAAATGGCGTACTCGCAGATCTCTAGCGGAATAGCGTAGTTGCCATCCTGATCCGTCATGACAGATGCAGAAAAACCGTTCAATACCGAAGGCCCGTTGGTCAGCGCGCTAAAGGTGACCTCGGCACCAGAAACAGGGACACCAGCCGGATTCATTAACACGCCACTGATTAATACACTCACGTTTGCGAACTCCCATTATATTGCGCCTGCTTTTTCTGCCCGGCGGCGGTATCAGTTTGTGATTTGACGCCCAGCAGATCGACAAAAGTTTGATAGTGCTGGGATGACAGCATCGCGTTATTGCCGTTTTCTGCGTCTTTGCCATAGGCGCGAAAAAGGATGAACTCAATGACAGGGTTAAAGTACAGCTCATCAAGGGGGAATAACCGGGCATTCTGCGGCGATAGATCGGCAATACTGGCAGGAGAAGGCAAACGCGCGACGTTGATTTCCAGTTGAGCACCAACCAGTACACCGGGGAATACAAAGAAGGTTTTAGGTGTCTGCTCGTCGTAGCAATAACGTTCAATCGGGCCCGTTATGCTGTGCCAATCGGGATACTGATAATCGAGCGCATCACGCGGGAACGGCTGAATAGCACGCCCCCCAACTACTCGCGTAATTTCCAGTAAACGTATCGCGCCATCGGGTAAGCGTTGCCGCGTACCAGGCTCGCAATCGAATGTCTCAATCGATGCCCCAGCATCTGGCCTGATGATGATTACGGCGTTAATCGCATCATTGTAATAATCCAGCAGCTCGGATTTAGGCCAGCGCAGCCACAGCGAATCCAGCAACTGCGAGTTTGCTCTGCCGATAATGTCGTTAATCGTTGTCATTAGTAGAATTCGTGTTTACGGACTGGATTGTGGAAACCGGTTATCGGGGAGTTATCAAGCGCATCACGATAGGCGCGTCGATAACCATCGGTGAAAATGGATTTGAAATACGCCACTCGTTGCGGATCGCTCCACGGCTTACCCGGCATCAGGTAAAGGTCTTCTAACGCACCGGCAGCAATCACATCCGTGTAATCGTCGGCCAGCGCATCAGGCACGGTATCTACATCACGCCGAGGTTCTACGGCAAAGAGAATGATGATACGGCCAAACGGTCGCGTAAACGCAACGTGATTGGCCGAAATCACGGTAAAGTCTATGCCCGCAATTAGTACAGTTGGGTCATCAGGGTTGCTGATATCGGTAACCAACAAGCGCTTGACGCACTTCACTTCCAAACTCTCCGTCAACGTGAGCGTTACGCCAGATTCAATCTCTGTCAGCACCAGCGATTCACGGCAAAACAGTGACTCACGGCAGAACGTGATAGCGGCTTCCAATGCAGATTGCCGCATCATGAAATCTAACGGCCCGCTAATATGTTTACGGATCGCTGGCAGGAATGCGTCAAGCGATGCCATTATTCAGCGCCCTTTGCTTTAACAGCTTCACGAACGCGTGCGCGGAAATCATCAACTTTTTCCTGAGCGCCTTGCTTCAAATCCGCCAAATCTTCCGCTTCAACCAGCGTCGCCAGTTGGACGGATGTCAGTTTTGCCAAATCGACATCATCGTTACCGATTTTGACCACCCAGCTATTCGCTTCAGCTTCAGCCTGCTGGCGTGCCAACTCTTCCGCCGCCAACTGTGCTTTTAATTCCTCGTCTTCCGCAGACTGTGCCAACACCGATTTCACCTGGTCTTCACGCACCCATACGGTGGGGAACTCCAGCAACTGGTGAGCAATTCCGCTTTCAACATTGACGGGTTTAAGGCGAGGAAAGATCAAGCGGCTACCTGTCACGGTATCGCGCTTTTTATCTTTATCACCGACGTACACAACAGAAATATCTGCCATTCTTGAATCCTCATAAAAAAGCCCACCGAAGTGGGCTGGATAATGTTGGAAGCGGCTTAGTAGCCTACCGCTACATATTTCACATTGACGACCAGACGGCCCGTTGCGGCACCTCCGGCAATCGTTGCGGTAATTTTCTCACCGCTGACCGCCGTGCTGTACGGCACCACGGGTACGGATTTCGCTACCGCATCAGCATGGCTGGCCGCTGCGACAAGCGTATGCGCACCGCTTTTTACTTCCACTGTTACGCCAGCACCTAATGCTTCGCTGACAAGATCAACAGAACAGATACGCATACCGATCGGCATTTCCAATAACTCAACAACATCGCCAACGGCTGCGGTAGCCAGCACAATCTGGCTTTCTGCTAAAGACAAATTACCCTGCGGCCCTTGGTACACAGCGTCACGCATGGACGGCGCTTGAATCGTTGCCATAAAATTCTCTCCTGATAGAACAAAGCAGCAAGCGAAACCTGCTGTTATGTGGGGATTAGGGGATGGATTAACGACCCGTAGAGATCGCGGAATCAACGACGATAATGCCGTGGTCACTCATGCGACCATCTTTCTGCTGGAAGCGGATTTTCTTCAGGCCGTTGATCCAACGAACAGAAATCTCCGTGCCGTTGCCGTGATCGACTTTCTCTTCGTGGTAACCGAAGTGACCACCGCCCTCGCCCGTGCCGTAAGCATTCGCCAACGCCTGACCGCCCAGCAAGATAGCGCGGTCAATGGTGGTTTTTGCTTCTTTCAGTGCAACGGTGGCCGCCAGATCATTGTTAGATACAGCGACCTGAGAGCCAGAATTGAAGCGGATCGGCATCCCTGTGTACTTGCGCACCAGAATGTTTCGCCACATTGCGCACTCACCTTTGAACAGCGGGTGATCGAAACCTTTAGATCGCTGAATAACGCGTGACAACATCGCCTGCCAGTCTTTACCCGACGTGGAGGTATACCAGTCATTCCACTGGCGCGGCGTGACGTTCAGGACGTAATAAGGATCGTCGTTCGCCATTTCGTCTTTCGACATTTTGACGGGCTGGAGCGGGTGCGCCATTTCATCGATAAACAGAGAAAGATTATCGACCACGCCCAAACTGAAGATATCGGCAGCATCCAGACTTTCAAAACTGGTCGCATCACCGGCGTAAAAATGGCGATCGTAGGTTGGCGGCAGCACATCGTTAATCATGATTTTGCCGAACTCACCATGCCCCGCCAGCGGCAGAATGGTGTCATCAGCGATGAAATCACCGCGTGCGCCCGCCAGATGTACCGTCGCGCACTGATCTTGCAGATCATTGAAGTACGTACCCAGCAAGGTACGTGCGGTTTTGTTCAGATTGTGCTTATAGCGCTGCTCTGACATTTTCCCGCCTGCATCAACCAGATGACGGCCCTGATTAATCTTGAGTGAGAAATCCGCGAACGCGAGGTTTTCACCACGCCCTTCCAGCTTCGCATCGCCCATCGTCGGGCGTTTGCTGAGTTTGTGGACGATCTGCATATCCACTTCATCGCCTTTCTGCTTTTGCAGATCGGTAATACGCACCACTGGCGCGGTATAGCTGGTTTGCTTCACGCCTTTTTTATCCGGCGTTACCGCCTTTGGTGCTTCCTGCTGTTCCGTCATGATGTTAACGAATGAGCGGTTGCGGTTGGCTGCGGTGAACAGCGCAACCTGCATCAACTTATTCGCCTGGGCGGAGGTAATGGTAGTCATGTTGATTCCCTAAAAAAGAAAACCCGCACGCGGCGGGTTGGATGATGTGAGTAGGTAACGTCAGATGGCTTGTTCTAACAGCGCTTCAATCTGCGCATCTGTCATGCCAGCAAACATCACCTGCAATTGGTCAGGATCGGCGTTGGCCGCCTGCTCCAGTGGCGATGTAGTGTGTTGCGTCGTTGAACCAACATCTGACGGTGACGCAGGCAACTGTGACGATGCATTTGCTTTCGCCAGCAGATCGGCTGCTTTTTGCTGAAGTTCTTCGGCTGTCGGTTGCTGTTGCGCGGCTTGCGTAGGCTGTTGAGGTGCACTCTCCACAGACTCACCATAGGCGGCGCGGGTTCGCTTCACGACTTCACCGAATCGTTCATTTAACGGTTTGTCTTTCCACGCGGGATCAAGTTTGAGTGTTTCATCGATATGCACCGCCAGTGTAAAGCGGTCTGGATCGCTATCTTGCCAGTTTTTCAGATCTGGCGTGGCATCCAGTGCCGCAACCACAGGGTTGTCATTAACAGGTTGAGAAACTATCGGGGCTGGCTGCGCAGATTGTAGGTATTCCACTTTCTGTGTCAGCGCATCAAGCACACTCGCCACTTCAGGGAAACTCTCACGCACCGTCGCGATCTGCTCTGGTGTGATTTTAGCTTTTTCCGGCAACTGCGCAGGCTGTAAACCAGCATCGTTAATCTGGCGCGTAAAGACTTCTAACTGTCGCCGAGCTTCAGCTAGTTCCGTAGACGTCCGCTGATTGGCTTCCGTCAGTCGCTGTTTCTCGGCGCGCTCAGCCTCTAGCACGCCGTAAGGAATGGTGTGTTTACCATCCCGGCTGAGAATGCTTTTCACGGTACTATTGCCGCCATCAGCATCATTTGGCTGTTGGGTCGTGGTCGTCTGTGGTTGTTCAGCTACGCCCGGCGTCAGCGTGGTGGTATCGCCCTTATTTTCCTGCTGCCCATTCAGATTATCTGCGGTAGCTTGTCCGGTATGGGTTACCACACCCGCCGCCTCATCAGAAATATCCACATCGCCCAGATTATTCAGCAGCGCTTCCAGCTCTTCAGCTGTTTCTTCGCCTGTTAAATTATTAATATCAACACTCACGTCATTACTCCTGCATGTCTATTTGTCGGATAGATCCGAAAGGGAAAAGGCGTATCGCTGCCCATGCGAATAAGCGCTCTAACAAAAACGCTTATCGGCACAAACAAAAAAGCCACCCGAAGGTGGCCGATACTGATTTTGTGGTATAAAAAAACCGGAGCAGCTTTTTAAGGCATACTCCGGTATCTTTCGCGAATTTAGCGCAAATCATTGCACAGGGCAATAGCTATCTGTAAGTCGCAGCACTTCTATAAGTTTTTGTTCGCCCCAACTGATTCATAGAAAAAAAACTGTCAATGTCATGTTGAGAAAATTTATTCCTCGGCCCCAAAAAAACGTCCACAATAGCCTCTGGTTTAAATTGAAGTTCAAAATAAGACGTAAGGAAGCCATTAGATACGCGATGCTGCATGCTGTTTATTGCTTTTTCAATTTTAATATCATTATCTATATAGTAAATGCGAGGGGTGTGTATAATTCTTTTTTCACTTTCTTCTTCAAAAGCGTGGTTTTTCACGCTAGATGCTAGTAACGAAAGTTCCATCCCTAAAGTTACCAACATATCTTGTGAGACATTCTCTTTCTCTGTCCCGAGGTGAATGTTATTTTTTTCTAACTTTTCAAGTATTAAATTTATAGATTTATTCCTATCAAGATACTTGATCTCTTGAACCCTAATTATGCTGGATGAAAACTCAAAATCTAAACTCAGAATCTCCTCATCAAATCCAATAGCCACACCCTCTCCATTTTGAGCATATGCTCTCCATTGACTTAAAAGATCAGGCTCTTTCGAAAAACATGAGATATATTCATTATCTCTATTAGCATTAAAAACTTGTAATATTTTCTTCCTACCATCTACGTTCATGGGGTTTACATCAACAGCAAGTACATCTTCCAAAATCTTTAACAACCACGTGCCTTCAGAGTAATCGTTCATATTATTAGAAGCACTTAACCAGATTTTTTTATTCTTTAAAATACTAACAAATGCTTCGGGGCTACAGTCAGGGCGGGATTCCACTTTGTT